ATAGATTGTATTCTTTAAGTAGTAGTGAATTCTTATTAAAAAATTCTTTAACAATATTAATTGCAGGTGATTTTTTATTACTAGATAATGTATCAGAGGTTATTTGACGCGTTAAAAGCTCAAATAATACGCCTACATTCTTTAGTTTATTATGTGTTTTATTTGCCATAGTTAAATCCCTGTATATTATTATACTCTTATAAATATCATTCAGTCGTTAAAGACTCATCATCTATCAGATTATTTTCACTTAATAGTGTTGTTTTTTTAGTTTTATCCATACTTCTTTTAATTGATTTGATAGATTCTGTTGCAACAGGACTTCCACTCCTGAATGTATGCTTAATTGTTCTATCTCTATTTCTAACATCACGTGAACGAGTCTTTTTTCCTAAGGGATCTGATCCTCTTACATGATCTTGTGTATCATATTTTGTACCTTCAGGTGGCCTTCCTACATCATTTCCATTTGATTCCCACGGATTTCCTTCCTCTTCTTCATCGGGCTGAGGACCTTCAGGTTGATTAGCAGGATCTTTTCCTTCTTCTTCAATTTGTGTGTGTCTAAATCTAGTTTTTACATCACTAATTACTTTATCTCGCTGGTCTGCTATTTCTTTTTCACTCATGTTAAATATATTTTCATATACCCACTCTTCAGATAACATTTTATTATCCTTCATATCATTAGCTAGATTTATTTTTTCTTGCCATAGAGATACTTTTTCTTGTTGGTATATTGTTGATGAGTTAGTTAAGTCTAATGAAAAGTTAACTAACTTTTCGTCAGTCATTCCTTGTGAATATAAATGCACAATACCTATTTTAGTTAACTCAGATAAAACTATTCGTTGAATTCTTTCAATTGTTCTTGCAAACCTTACATCTTCAGCAGCTAATGTCGCTTTACCTTCAGTAGTTTCATCATATCCTAAAAATGCTTTAGGTATCTTTAGACCAGCAAATAATTTATTTTTTAGATAATCTACATCGTCAATTCCACCAAATTCCATTCCTGATAGTGAATCAATTTCTGTTCCAGATTGTCCTCCTCTTACAGGTAGGTAAAAATCTTCTAACATGTTTTGCATATTAAATTTAAGATTATATTGACCTGTATTCTGATCTATATAAGGTACCTTCTTCATTTTGTTAATAACTGTTTGCATATAATTATCAACTTCATTTGGAGGTATATTACCAATATCTATCTTAAATACTCTTTTTTCTGGAGCTCTCATTATTCTATGAATTAACATTGCATCTTCCATTAATGTTAATTGTTTCCAAATTTTTCTTGCACCTTCAAGCATTGACTTTCCATATGGTAAAAAGTTAGTATCAGATAACAATCTAAAATGAGCTATTTCATAATTTTCAAAATCAGTTGTAGATGTTCCTCCAACAGCTGATGATTGTCCTCCCATTGATACGTCTTGAGTGAATTTAACATACTCATCATTAGTTGGATCTGTTCCTTCTTCTCTAATCATTTCATATGTTGATATAGGTTGAACATTTGTTACACCTAATTTTTCAGTAATATCCATTTTTAAGTAAAAATCACCATATTTACACATATTACGTATCCATGGCCATATATTAAATTCTATATTTAATACATCATAATATAAATTATGTAATATTTTTTGAACATCATCATCTTCACTATTTATAGATAATACATTACCAAATTCATTCTTCATTGTACACTCATCTGCATAAATATCAAGTGCAGATGATATAATTGGATCTTCATCCATAGATTCATAATCTGTAAATAGTGATAGTCTTTGTTGTTGAAAGTTTTGATACTGGTTGTACCCCATTTCATT